GATCCTTCTTTAAATATATGACTACCAAAAGATTCGACTTGATTTTGTAATATAGATTGTAAAGACGTTAATTCTCTTGCCTGGACTGGATATCCTGGCCTAAACAGCACCTTATAAAAATTCCTCTCAGAATCAAAATCATCATAATAAGGGCTAATATTTAAATTTGTTTTTTGTGCCATTTTTCGTTAAAATTCCAAGATAATTTTTACGTCTTCTTTTTGTCGGGAATCTCGTTCTACCAAAGGTCGATTATCAATGTAAATAATATCACCCGTCTTTTTATTTATCTCAGAATCTGCAAGTCCATCTGTAAAGGTTACCCCTAAATCTATCTCTTTTGATCCCACAGTAGTTTTAATACCAGAAAATCCAGTGTCAACTGATCCAGTGAATGGGGAAATAGTACTAGATGTAGATTCAAATGCTAACACTTTACCTCCACTACTAACATCATTCCAATCAGTATGATCTTTATTATTTCCAAAATATAAAGATCTGTCCTGAAAATATTTTAATACTTTAGTTTCACTATCATATGATGCTACATACCCTTCAGCAGCACCTCCTGTCACCGATTGTGTTATGGCAGAACCAACAACTGGTGTAGAATTAACGGAAGTAAGTCTTATCGCATTAAGAGACGAATAATCACTTCCTGTAAAAATGGTAGTTGATGAATATTGTTCTGGATTTTTTATAATTCCTACTTGAGAAAATTTAGTATCTGTTGGAAAATCCTTTGTAGAATCATCAAATCTTGCATATATTAATATTTTATCAGTACCTAATTCTGTGTAAATATCATATCCATGCCCATTAGAAGGTGGAATAATTGGTATTAAATCAGCCGGATTTGCAACAGTAGTTCCTGCTGGTTGAAGTGATCCCAAATCAACAATTCCAAAGGTATATCCAGTTCCACCAGAAGTAACTTCAGCAGAAGTTATTTCTCCAGTTCCAGCATCTACACCAATAGATACCTTACCTCCAGTACCATCACCAAGGATATTAACAACCCCCGAACTATAATTTTTTCCCCCATCTGCAATGTATATTTTCTTAATTTGATTTAAATTAATTGCAGAATTACCTGCTTCTCTTACATTTTGTATTTGAGTATCTGTTGATGTACTCCAATCATTTGGAACAACAACATATTCAGTGGAATCAAATTTTATAATATCACTTGGAGAAACTGTAAATAGATATTTCCATATGTAACCATCACCACTAGTTCCAGCAGCAGATGGTTCTAAATCAGTAAATGTTGGTTCATCTTTAGATACTCCACCTTTAAGGGATGAACCTGATGATCCATTACCTATACATAGATATACTCTAAAATCACTATTAATTACATAATAATTAGCATCATATAATCTACTTGTATTGGAATTTGGTGCCGGATTTTCGATACTATAATCATGCCTATACATGTCATATCTTGTATTACTAGACCAAGAGACTTTTCTTATAAGTCTTCTAACATTAGCACTAGTAATCTTTTTGCCAAATAAGGCAGTATCTCTATATTGTGTAGAATATTGTAAATTATCGGTTGGAACGGGAGTATCATCATCCCACGAACTTTCAGATGTTGTTCTACCAAATCCAGCATTTCCAGGATTAGGTAGACCTAAAAATACATAATACGAATTACTTGTATTTAATACAGAGTCTACAAAATTGCCTGCATTTGATATTCTAAATTGATCTGTTACGACTGCAGCCATATTAATAGTTTTTTAGATATTTATAAGAATTTTATGAAGAAGTATTATTAAGTTTTCTTGGGAAGTGCTCCGGTATCTCTTAAACCAGTACCTCTTCTCTGAATTGTTGGGAATGTTGTCAATCCAACATCAACAATATTTCCAGTTACTGCTATAGAAACTGGTGAACTAGACCTACTAATTCCAGCAAGTCTTCCCCAAGAGAATTTACCAATTGGATCAGATGAACTTCCAGTACTAGCAAGTCCAACAACATTTGTACCCGAATCTATATAACAAATAATAGATCCAGCAGCACCAACATTTGAAATCTCTTGAATCATATAAACATTATCAGCAAATGTTGTTCCAACTCCAACTATTGATAAATCGTTAGAAGCAACTGATGTTACACCACTACCAACTCGTGTATCATAAACATAAATTGGATACCCAATATTCAAATTTGTATAGTTAGTAGTATCACGATGCAATTCAAATTTAATTGCATGGGTTGTTAGACCAGCAGCATTACATGTACTAATACCAGTGACAATTCCAGCAAACCCCTGAATAATATCAATACCTGATACATTTTCATATACTGGACTTGGAATTGAAACCATTACTGTTGGAGCAACAGTATATCCAAATCCTATATTATTAATACTAATTCCACTAACTGCACCTCCAGATATAGTAGCAGTTGCTGTAGCAGTAGTTCCAACACCAACACCAACTTCCAACGGAGCAGCAATTGATACAGTAGGTACTGATGTATATCCACTACCTCCCGTAATCACAAATCCACTGACAGTTCCTCCAACAGAAACGGTAGCAGTTACCGCTGCTGCTACAGGATTTGCAGCACCAGAAACAATTATTCCAGAGAAATCAGTAGCAGAATCATAATCAAAGAGATCTGCATCCTCAACAAATAATTCAGTATCACTTGATCCAATCGTATCAATAATTTTTGCTGTTGGGAATACCATTGGTTCAATAGAATCTCTATCTTTATAAATTACGTCACCATTAATTACCCTATCAATCTTTTGTTTAGTCCATGCTAATGGTTTATAATTAATCTCATCTACTCCTTGATCAAGATACTTATTAGTTTCAAATTTATCTGAGTATGATAAATCAAATACCAATCTCTTATCCTGTGTTATAGTTCCATTAATACTATTGTTTTTAAATACTTGTACAGTATCTCCTCTTTCTATAGTCTGATTGATATTAGTTACTAATTCATCATCAGCATTCCTTGTTCCTCTATAGAAGAAAACATCTATATTATCTTCAACTCTTGGAGCAGTAACAAAGCTAAATGATGTTCCACCATCAAAGACATATGCTACATTAGGTTCTTGAACTATTCCATTAATAACAATTAATAATGCATTAGTTAAATCAACTCTACTACCTTCTTCTTTTTCAAAACTAAGTAATTCGTCATTATAGTATATTGGGAATCTAGTTCTTACACCATCTTGATAATTTTTAACAGAATCAATATAATCAAGTTCACCAAATTGCCAAGCAGCAAATGTATCTTCAAATACTTCATTAACAGTTAATTGATATTTTGATATAGCATTCTGTAATGTTCTATGTGTAACTAATCCAACAGGTGTGAATATATCACCTTGTCTAAATGAATATCCATTTCTAGATATATCGAATGAAGATACCTCAAATGTATCTGATGCTATTCCAGTAGTTGAAGCAGCACTAACTGCCAAATCTACTAAAAGATTATTTCCAGTATCAGATGTAGGACCTACTGATAATCTTGATATTCCTTCAACAGTAAGATTATCATATCTTGGTTCAGAAACATATATTTCTGGATTTGAATAATTTGTACCAGCAGCACCAATATTGAATGTTAGTGCACCACCACTTCCATATGGAGATTTACCAACATTTACAGTGAACATATTACCAGTAACATCTTCAACACCTAATACATTTCCATCAGTCCAATGTGCTGGATCTGTTGTTCTTGGATATGTGTGAAGAGTACTATGACTATCCTGAGCACATGTCATTGTGAATGAACCTGTTGCAATTCCAATCCAAGAATTTGCCTTCATAATAGCACTTGTTGCAGCACTAACCCAAGTATGAGCATAATTTCCTGCAGTGGTTATACCAACCTGCATTTCAAATGTATTAGTAGTTTTATTTGCAATTGCTATCCACCTATTATTGATTGGATCTGATGATCTTGGATAACTATGGTTACTAACACCACCATCAAGATCACATTTAAATGCAAGTGAATTATCTGCAATCTTGACATAATCACCATTACTAAATCCATGAGATGATGAGGTAACTGTCATTATTCCTGTTAAAGGAGTATAAACAGCACCAGTTACATTTTTATATGTTACAGCAGTACAACCATGGGTTCCACCAGTTCTAATTGTTAATAATCCTGTAGAAGGATTATATGGAGGAGTAACACTCAATGAAGTAAGATCAGCAGGTGTACCACTAAGTCTTCTAACACCACCAGTTGTAGCACTTACAAATAGATGTGTATTAACTCCAACTGGATGTGCAGTTATAGTTGCACCATTACCACTTGATCCAGCACCAACATTAACAGAAAGAGTATCAGCATCTATTACAGTAATTGGTAGATTTGCTGAACCACCAGCAGGATCCGTAGATCTTGGATAATTATGGAATGTTTGATGATCATCTCTAGCACAAGTGAATACTAATGAATTCTGAACAATCTGAACATTACCACTACTTCTTCCATGACTAGGAATAGTTAAGGTCAGTATACCGGTGTCTGAGACATATGCTGCATCTGTGGGTGTGAATGGACCTCCAGTGCCAGTAACAGCACCTGTTGCTGCTCCTATGAAGGTATGAGCGTATCCTACATCTCTTATTGATACTCCAATAGAAATAGCATCATTATATCCAGAACCGTATGTAAGATC